CGTCAACGCGCGGACGCCGAGCGCCCGCAGCGTCGGCGTCGCGTCCGAACTCGCGCTCGGAGTGAGCGTCGCCCGCATGATGTAGGTCTGGCGCTTCGTGATCGGGTGGGTCGGATTCGCGGCCGTGAGCTGGTCCGTCGTCTGGCCATCGGTGAAGGACAGCCAGGTCGCGTCATCGGCCTGCACCTGATAGGTGATGCTCGAGCCGGCCGGGATCTCTCCCTGCCCCACGAACTCGACCGTGGCCGTGGGCACCCCGCCGAGATCGGGCGTGTTGGCGCCGGAGAAGGTGATCGTCGCCGCCGTGCCCGTGTTATAGATGAGCTTCAGCCGCGGGGTCTGGGTGGTACTCTGGACGTAACGCCACCAGGACGACCCCGGGGCGGGCCGGGGCGTGGTGCCGGGGAAACCGGTCGGCGCGACCGACTGGGTGAGGGCCACCAAACTCAGCCGGTCGCTGTTCTGGAGGAAACTGCCGACGGATTCACAGGCCCACCCGACCTGGCCCGCGGGGGAGCCATCAGCGGTGAGCGCCGTAATCAGCACGTAGAGAATCGGGTCGCCGCCGATCCCGGCGAACCCGGCGGGGGGGTGGCGGACCTTCGGGCGCGGTTTCGGGTTGAGGCCCGCCCACGAGAACAGGACATCCCCTTCGGTGGCAATCGTGGCGGCGACGACGAGGGGGTCGCAGATCGGCACGAGCGTGGCGGCGCCCGGCGACCAGCCGACGACGAACCCCCCCGCGGCATCATCGATCGCGGAGAGGAGCTGGAGCGACCAGCAGGCCACCTGTTGCGCCCCGCCCTGGGCCGGATTCAACCGCGCCGTCAGGGAGAGGATCTCGACCGTGCCGGACTGCGTGTCATTCAGGAGGAGCCGCGCGGCTTGGAAGCTCGCGGCGCCCTTATTCAACTGCGTGGCGTACTGCCCCGCCGTGACGGTGGAATGATCGAGGATCGTGGTCGAGGTTTCTTGGAGCTGCACGCCGTCATTCGGGGAGGGGAGACTTGTGAGGCCCGCCAAGCTATCGGCGGCATCCCAGTCGGCCTTGAGCTTCTTGACGGACTCCTGGGGCGACCCGTTCGGATTGGTCGCCACGGCAATCCCTTCCACCATCTGCCGGATCGGGCTCGCCGGCTGCCGCACCTGCCGCAGGAACGCCGGGGTGACGCCGCGCATGCTACAGCACCGCCATCAGCTCGGCCCGCGAGAACAGCCCGCGCGCGATTATCAGCTCCCCGACGACGCCGAACAGTTCGTCATCATACCGTCCCACGCGCAGCACCTGCGACGAGAACGCGCTGAACGCCGTCGCGGCGCTCGAGAAGGCCGTGAACCCGGACCCCACATCGAGGGCCGTTTGGCCCCCGGTGGTCAGGTTCTTGTATTGCACGCAGATCGTGGGCTGCCCCGCAGGGATGGCGGTGGTCTGGGTCGCATCCGTCGTCGCGGTGTCAATCACGGAAATGATGTTGCGCGCGGCGGGGTCGAAGTACAGCCCGAGGCGCGGCGCGGCCCCCGCCCCGAGTGAGAAGATGCCAGGGCTCACCCCGAGCGCGCCGCTCGCATCCGCGTGGAGCGGCCGGGCGAGCCGCACGAGGACGGTGAGGTCCATCGGACCGACGTTGCACGGGACCGTAAAACTGTCGGCGGCTCGCGTGACAGCCGCCGCATCGGTGCCGATAGAGCTTGAGGGAAATGCCCTGTCGGTCTCGAACTGCGCGCCCCACAGATAGACCCCACTGACGCCGTTGCCACCATAACTGCTGCCGCCGTTCCCCGTGGCCAACTGAATGCGTACCACGGGACTCGTGGCCCCGCTGGCGCTGGAATACAGCATGCCACACCGGCACCAGCCGGTGGCATATTTCACGATGGAGGCCACGACATTCGCGTCCACGGTCCCGAGGGCGCCCGTGCCGAGATCAAAGTAGGCGCTCAACGTGCCGGCCTTGTTGCTGGGCAAGAATTGAATCCACGATCGTTCCGCCGCCTTGGCCCAGGCCGAAAAGGCTTGCGGGGTATTGTCCGTCAGTGCGGGCGTCGTGCGATTGGTGAGATGGGTGGTGCCGGCCGACGCATCCTCCACGAGCTTGTCGGCGGTGACGGTGCCGTCTGGTGCCGCAGTCGCATCCGCCGTGACACTGGCGCGCGTTTTGGTCCAAGCGGCGTCGTCGAACTTCTGAGATTTGGTAAGGTCGTTAGCTCGGCTCCCCTCCAGCAAGAGCCCGCCGATGGGATTCCCTGCGGGGTCGACTAAGCCGCTGGGCCAGTCAATGCGCAGAGTGTTCGCTGCCGCGGTGCGGATGATCCCGTCGCGGTCGGTCAGCGTCGCACAGGTCGCCGCATCCGCGCGGGTGAACGTCTCCTTGGTCTCCTCGCCCCCCCGCGCGGGAATCGTGCGGCGCCAGACGGGCACCCCATAGCGAGCGAGCGTCTGGCCACCCGCGCGAAACAGAATATCCCGCGGCTGGATCTCGCTCACGACATCAGCGCCTCATGTTCGGTCCAGTCCACCGTCCCGTTCGGATAGAACCACCCCTGATCCCGCCCCAGGCCGAGCCGTCCCTGTGGGCGAATCGCCAGGACGGCACGATCGGCTTCGGCGTCATCGTGCACAATCCACATGGGACGTCCACGACCAAAGTGCCCTTGGAGGTGATACCGGGCCAGCTCATAGTCGAAGAGCGAGGTCAGGCGGAGCGACAGCGTGCCACTCCGCACGATCGCGGGCGCGGTGCGGCCCCGCCAGCCCGCCTGACTCATCGTTTCCTCGGTGGTGAAGTCGTCTTGGTCCACCACGTACGGGAACCCGAGGAACGGGGGGGTCCACGCGAGCCCCGCCCACACCCCGATGACTTGTGGCTTGATCCCGGCGCCCATCGCCGGGATCCGGAGGCGCCCGTACTTCGCCGCGCGCGTCGGGAAACGTTTGAGCCACGCCCCCTCCTCGGTGCGCACCCCGAACGCATCGTCCAGACTACCGGGGGCCGTGGCGGTCGGCAGCGTGATATCGAACACGGGCTGCGTCGTGGTGAAGTTATCGTCCGAGGCTTCGTGGATCACGCGCACGAGGTTATGCCCCCGGTCGAGCGCTACCAGGTTCCACGCGCGGACGCGATCGTTCGTCCAGGTGAGCGTGTACTCGACGTTCGTGGACGTGCCGGTCCAGTAATCCAAGGGCGAGCGGCGGCCGTTCGCGACGTGGAAGGCTTCATGGCCCGCCGCTTCCTCGCTCCCGACGAGCGTGCCCAACGGAAACTGCAGCCCGTTGAGATGGTTCTCGACGAGGAAACACGGGAGGCCCATTAGCGCGCCCCGGGGGGAATGCGCATGTTCCCATCCGTGCGGGACGAGCGGCCCAAGGCGTAGAGAATCCGGTCGACGTCACCCCCCGCCGAGAGAATGTCGATCGACAAGCCCTTAAAGCCCGTGAGCGCCAGCATCAACTGCTGCTGCTGAGTGAGCGCATGGGAGTCGTAGCCGTCGATGATGACGTGGGTTTGCTGGTGGCCGCCGAACAATCCCATAATGCCGCTCAGGGCGGAGAGCCCGATGCCCAACGGCCCGAGAATATTGGCCGCCCCCGCGCTGATGCCTTTCAAGCCCGAGAGCGCCGTGGCCGCACTCCCCAGGCCCCCCACGGCGGCGCCGGCCCCACCCGCTTGCGCCAACCTGCTGACGACGGACATGGCGGCCCCGACCGCCAGTTCGATATTGCGACGATCCGACGGACGTTTGGCATCCGGCGGCCCGGGGTCCCACCGGCCTTGAGCGGCGAGCCCGGGCGCGTTCATCGTGTTCGAGAGTGGCGTCGTGCCCGCGCCCGTCAGCGCATCGAGGGGCGAGACGTTCCCGCCTTCGCCGAACGCGGCCCGGCGATACAGATCGGCCCCGACACGCTCGAGCGGGGAGGTGGGAATCGAGTCCGAGATGTGTCGCGCCCGGCGGAGGGCGTCCCGTGCCTCGACATCCTTCTTGATGGCGTCCGCGTGGAGCTTCATCGCGTCCGCATGCGCCCGATAGAGCTCTAGACGCAGCGTGGTCCCTTCGGTCGCCCGGGAGATATCGCGCACCGTCTCAAACTCACCCAGGGCGCCGGACCCGCGTTGCCCCCCGCCGAGCGATCGCAGGACACCCATGATCCGATCACCGACCGTTGCTTCTTGGAGGCCAGCCATCCGGTCCTGAATCGCGGAGATGCGCATCTGGGCCGCCGCCCCAGGCCCTCCAATTTTCGCGAACTCGTCATTCAGTTTCTTAAAGCTGTTCTCCAGGTTCGGGACGATGTTGAGGAGCGCCTTGACTTCCAAGGCAATCGCCGCCAAGCCTCCCACAGCCGCGATGCCGACGGCGCCCCCGATCCCGAACATGGTGAGGGTGCTCGCCAGTCGCCCGAGGGCGGGATGCACGCCGGCCGCCGAGGTCGCGAGCTCGTCCATGGCCCCGCGGACGAGGCGGAGGGCGCGGGTCGGTTCGCCGCGCTCGAGCCGCCCGAGCGCGTTCGCGACCCGGGTGGCCCCGGCTTCGGCGCCAGTATCCTCAAACCGGATGCGGACCAGGGCGTCAGCCATCGTGACTCTGCTTCAAGGCAATGATCCGCGCGCTGGGACTGCCAGGATAGGCGAGTTGCCGCACATGCTCGTACTCTTCGCGCAGCCCCACGAGACCGGGGCCATCGCTCTGCTTGCATCGCAGGGCCCAGCTATGCGCGCTCATGGCGTGATAGAGTTCCCGAGCCGTAAACCGTGTGGCCCGGGCGGCCAGGGCGACGAAATGCGGCCAGGGCATCGCCGGGTCGGGATAGCCGAAGTGTTTCGCATACTCCGCTAAGAGCCCGTCCCAGTCGGGGCCGGCGTCGGGCTGGTCGGGGCGGGGGCGCCCGGCTTCGCCCGGCGGCCGAAAAAAGCGTCGAACACCTCCCAGAATTCTTCGAGCGTGAGTTCATTCAATTCGGCGGCGAGGCCGACCTCGGCCGGGAATTCCGCGATGATCTGATCACGCGCCCCATCGTCCTTCTTGATAAAGAGCCCGAGATAATAGGCCGCCCGGGCCAGCGGCAACACCTTACCCGTCACGGTACGACCGTTCGGGAGCTCGAGCGCGATCCCGTTGTAGCCATCCAAAAAGCCTTGCGACATGGCAGGCTCCGCAGCAGAACGATCCACGATGAGGCCCGCAGGGCGCGGGGAGCCTCGCGACTGGGGCGCGAGGCGGGCTGGCGCATCACGCAGGACGTGGGGCCGAGCTGCACTGAACCACGCCGGCTGCGATCCGACACGGGACGCCTAGTTAAACAAGAGCGCCCAGGATGCGTCCGACAAGTAATCAATGTCCCAGCCCGCGAACCCGTTTTGATCCGCGTGCCGCACATTGTCGACGTACAGATTCGTCGTCAGTTTGGCGCGGTTGTACTGCACCCCCGTGTTGTAGACGAGGGATAGCGCCCGGGGCGTCCGCGCTTTGTAATCCGCATCGGGATCATAGGTCGCGTTCGGGACCATCTTCGCCGAGAGATGAAACATCGGCTGGGTCGTCTCGCCGTTGTCGAAACTCTGCACCCCATCCGTCGCATTCGCCGAGTCCAAGCGGGCGAGCGTCGCCGCCTGATCGAAACTCGCCGTCACGACGTCGGGCGTCCACGCGCCCACCGTCATCGCCAAGGCGACGCCCGCGAGCGGAGATGGGGTCGCGTAGGTGAACCCGCCGGGGTAGGTGAGGGTCGCGGGATCGGCAAGCAGGAGTCCCTGCATGCGGAACCGCAGCGTCGTGAGCACCCCGACATTGATCGGCCAGCTCAAGACCCCGCGGCAGCCGACGATCTTGTACAGCTCGTTCGCGGCGTAGGCGTAGATCGTACAACTGTCATGGGACGTATCGGCATGCGCGTACGTCAGGCTCTCCGACCCGCCCGTGGTCACCAACGTTTCAGAGGTGCAGCAACTGCGGATCAGCGGCGCGGCTTCGATCTTGTTCCCGGCCGCATAGGCGCCGCCCGAGCGACTCCCCTTCAGCTCCCAGCCGAAATCGAGCGTCACGATCCGCCCCCGCGGGACGGCGGGCGGGGGCGGCACGAGGGACCCGTTGTGGACGCCATCGCGCCGATTCTTCCACGCGTAATCGATGCTGATGAGATTCCAGAGCCGCTCGGAGAGCTTGACGGCATCCGTGCCGACCACGGGCACCGCATCAACCGCATAGGTGCCCTCGATCTTGGCCAGGAGCCCGTCGAGCGGGCGGATCGGCGTCGGCATGTGTTAGTCCGTCCCGCCCGTGGGTCCCTGTTCGACCGTCTGATGCACGAGCACGCCGTCTTCGTAGGCCCCACCAACCGTCGGCGGCTGCGTCACATCAGAGCCCGGTATCCCGGTCGTAGAGGGGGAAGCGGACCAGGGCGCGTCGCCAGTAGTTGGGCGCAACGGTTTGTTCATACCCATCGCTCAGCTCCACGGTGATCGAGTCGTCCAGCACGCCCGCCCCATAGATAATATCCCCGCCGCACAGGCGATCCACCGACTTGAGCAGCGCTTCCGCCGCCAACTCCACCTGCTTCGCGAGCTTCACGGGATCGGGATCCGTGGCGTAGTAGTCGAACACCGCCGCGCCGGTCACATCCCGATGCGTTTGCGACTTCACGGCCGTGACGACCCGGGTCAGGTAGACGCCGCAGGCGGGCGTCACGATGCCCAACTGCACGAACAGGTCCGCGTGCTGCCGCTTCACGAAGGTGCAGCTCGTCGTGATCGAGACATTCTTCGCCGTGGCCAGCGCCGCGAGATCGCCCGGGAAAGACTGACTCGCGATGCTGTACGCCTGCTCGATCTGATCGTAGATCACGGCGCGTTCAGCGCCGCCACCAGCCGATCCTCAATCGTCTGCGCCATCTCCACAGCGTGCGCCTCGAAGGCCGGCCGCGCGAAGGGATGGGGCGCGACCTGCCCAATCACCTGCCCCGTGAAGCGACTCCGAAAGCTCAAGGGCACGAAGCGCCCCGCCCGCGCGACGCGACCCCCGACCACCAACCGATGGCCGTACTCGACCAAGTGCGCATAGCTGACGCCCGAGAGAATCGTGGCGGTCGTGGTCTCCCCCCGCCGGCGACCGACGACCGCCCGGATGCTGCGCGCCAATGTCCCCGTCCTGCCGCGGGGCGCGAGCGCCCGCGCCGAGGTGACGATGGGCGCCAGGGCCTCAGCAATCGCCGCGGTCAGCACCGCCCGCAGGCGCTCCGGCGCGAGCTGCTCCCGGATCGCCGCGATGCCGGTGATGGTGACCGACGCCTGCCCCGCCACTAGACCACCTCCTGCACCATGAGGACGAGCTCCCGGCGGCGGCCGTCCGGATCCTGCACCGAGAGGATCTCGAACCGCCGCCCGTCCAGTCCGAGGCGCATCTTGGGTGTCACGCCCGCGCGATAGCGCAGGCGGACGCGATACGCCGCTTGGGCCACCAGGGCTTCGCCTTCCGTGCCCCCGAGGGCCTCCAGGGATCCCCAGACCGTCGCAACCACCGGGGCCGTCACAACCGCATCCCCGCCCGTTTCGCTGGGCGTCAGGATCGTCAGGCGATGCCGTAACTCCCCCGCCGCCAGCATCAGAGCCACCAGATCCGGTGTTGATTAATCAACTGCCAGAACGCCATCGGCACCTCCGCGAGCGGTCTGTCAGCCACCGCTTCCCGTTGCGCAAACAGCGTCGCGACGAGCACGGCGATCGCCTGGCGCAGCGGCTCGATCACATCCGTCGGGGCGGGACCGTAACCCGCGATGAATTCCACCGTGATCGCGTTCGGCACGCCCCGCGGACTCGGCCAGGACTTCCCGTAGGCCGGGATGATCCGCGCCGGGACCCGCTTCGCATCGACGGTGTAGTCTGCAGCGCTGATCGTCTGCAGCACGCCCGCCTGGTCGAGGTACTTGAGAAAGGTGACCGTCTGC